CGCGATTTCCGGCGGATTTTGAACTTGATCCGGGGCTGGTGGTATTTCGGGTGGTGGTGGTGGCGGCGACGGCGGGGGTGGCTCGGGTGGCTCGGGTGGCTCGGGTGGCGGCTCTTCCTTCGGGGCGAACGGCGGCGTGTTCAGGCTATTCAGGCTGGCGATCTTGTCCCCGATCATGCGGTCCAGGCCGAAGCCTTCGATCTTCTGGTTGATCTTGTCCTGAAGATTCTGGGCCTGGTACTGGTCCCAGTCGGCCTGATCGATGTCGGGCAGCATCGTCACGAGGGGTAGCTCCAGGGGGAGTTACGGGTTACTGGAGCCGCCACGTCCCTGCGCTCGCGTTGTTACTGCCGTACTTGGGCAGGCTCTGGTTGTAGAGCGCCTGCACGTCGCCCTTGTCCCAGCCGGCCGCCTCGTAGTTGCCGAGCAGCATCTGCTGCTGCGACGGGGTGAAGTTGTTCCACGATTGCGACGAGATCTGGTTGGGGGCGGGCAGGTTGTACTGCTGCTGCTGCGAGCCGTACATGTTCGTCCCATTCCCCGTGGCCTGGACGGCCTGGTCGCCGGTGCTCTGGCCGGCGCCGGTGCCGATGCCGCTGCCCCACACCTGCTGGTTACCGCCGCCGCCGCCCGCGATCTGCTGCTGCATGGTGTTCAGGTTGGCGGCCTGTGGCTGTTGGCCGGTGGTGGCGCCGCCGCCGGGGGTGTACTGGCCCATCGCGGCGGCGTACAGGTCGCGCATGCCCTGCGGGGTGGAGCCGAGCACCTGCTGGTACTTGGCCCAGTCGGCGGGACCGCGCAGGTTGCTGAGCATCTGGAGGTAGTTCTGGGCGTTTTGCTGCTGAAGCTGCTGCTGCTGGGCAGCGAACTGCTGCTGCTGGAAGGCCTGGCTCCACTGCTGCTGCTGGCCGGCCAGGGTCTGGGTGGCGCCCATGCCCTGCGGCATGCCACCCGCCACGGTGCCGGCCTGGGCGGCGCCGGACCCCCACTCGCTCTGGGCGGTCGCCAGGGCCTGGTTGTAGTCCAGCACGCCGCCTCGGGCGGCGGCCTGCTGCTGCAATTGGGCGACCCGCGCCGGCAGGTACTGCTGCGAGGTGAGTGCCGGCGCGTTGTACCAACCCGTCAACTGCGCCGCGTTCTGGGCGTTCTGCATCGCTTGCTGCTGCTGGCCGAGCGTCCAGGCGCCCTGGTCGGGGGCGGTGCCTGGGGCGTAGTACTGGCCGAAGGCATTTGAGAGGCCGAGCGACTGGGCGTAATCCTGCTGCTGCTTCGCCATCGTCTGGGCACCGACGGCGGGCGCCCCGCCAGCGCCGTACCACTGCCCGAACTGGCCGGTGAACCACTGCTCCTGGGGGTTGTTCCACTGCCCGTTGAACTTGCCGGTCTGCGCGGCGGTATCCATAGTCTGCTGCCAGGCGAACTTGGCCGCGTCCAGAGCCTGGCTGGAGCTTGCGCCCTGCGACTGGGCCTCCCAGTACTTCTGCTGGGCGGCCTGCTGCGCCCAGGCGCGGATGTCCGCCGACTGGCTCAGATTGGCGTACAGGCCGTACGGGTCGTTGGGGTCCATCTAGCAGTTACCTCCCTGGTGGCAGAATGGGTGGGCGTGGCGGAACGGGCATGGCCGGACCAGGCCTCGGTGGACCTGCGGCGGCTGCACCTGGCGGTAAGCCGGGTGGAGGACCTGGCGGCCCGCCTGGAGGTGGTCCTGGCGCGGGTGGAGGCCCTGGAGGCGCCTCGTGAGGCCACTGCTCGGGTACTGCGAGCGGCTCTGGAGTCGGAATCCTCAGATTCGGATACGCCTTGACCACAGTCCTGTAGACCATGCTGAAGCCGGTTACCCCGAGGCGTTGGAACTCCTGCTCGCGGCCCTGGACGTTGGGCGTGCCGTCCGGGTTGAACAGCTTGTCGCGGTAGTACTGGAGCTTCTGCTCCTCGCTCAGGTCGACCGAGAAGGGGGCGCGGGTAGGCGCAAAGGCGAGCGCGACCTGGCTCGAGATCTGGTCGATCCAGAGCGCCAGGTCAGTGGCGATCTCGTCCAGCGGATTGGGGGTACCAGGCATGGCTTCCCTCTTTATGCCGGCATCGGGCCGCGCGGCATGGGCACCACCGGGTTACCGGGGATGCCGCCCGGCGGCATGCCGCCGCCGCCACCAGGGGGAGGTGGGGCGATGGGCAAACCCTGGCCCGGCGACGGGACCGGATTTGGTGGCATACCGCCGGGGCCGCCGGTTGGCGGGGCACCTGGGGTACCGCCTGGCACGCCCGCAGCGCCAGGCCCTGGTGGTCCGGCTGGGGGTGCGCTGGCCGGTGCGCCGGTGAGCGCGTTTGGCGTAAGGCCCGCCTGCGCCATGCGCGTCGAGTTGATGGTGGCGATCTTCTGGAAGATCTGGTTCTTGAGTTCCTGCTGGATCTCCTGCGAGTTCTTGAGATCGTGCAGGAGCCACGACTTCTCCACCTCGTCGGGATTGGCGCCGGCCCGTTCGACGGCATCCTCGTACGTGATGAGCTTGAGTTGCATCTTCTCACCGATAGCGCGCGTCTCGATGATCTCGTTGGAGGGAGTGCTCGGCGCGAGCTTGCATTCGTAGCGGTGCACGCCCTGGAGGTCGTCGGGGCCGATGCCGAGCCAGGTGGCCCTGGTCATGCCGCCGATCTGCTTGCGGCCCTTCTTGGCTTCCTGCTCGCCCCAGGCGTAGACCTTCTCGCCGATGCGGTGCTCGATGAGCCAGGACTCGAACCCGATCCGCTCACCGAGGGCGACCTCGGCATTGCTGACGATCGGGTCCCAGCCCAGTCGGGCGAGGTAAGCGGCTTGATTCAAGGCATAGCCTGACTGGTCCTGCCCGACCATGCCCTGAACTACGCTCGGTAACGCCCACTCCAGCATGTCCTTGATGGAGCCGATCAGCTTGTCGGCATCGACGCCACTCCTGGGCTGGTCGATTGGCGCGACATCAAAAGGAAAGAGTTTGCCTGGTTCGATCTGCTGGGCGCGGGTGTTCTGCTCGCGGCCGTCGGTGCCGTAGGGCATGGCGGGCAGGCCAGGCAGCACGCCCGGCGGGGTGGTCTTCTTGAAGGCTGGGAAGCCGGTCATGTACGCGGCGTTGCCCTGCATGGTGAGCAGCGAGTCCAGCAACGGGAACAGCCGCAGAAAACCGAACAGGATGCTCAGCCCGGCGTGCTCGGGTAATCTCGAGGCGGTGGTGATGCCCAGCGCGTGGAAGTACGGGCCTTTGAGCGTCTTGAGCACCGGGTCGCCGTAGGAGTGGCGCAGCACGCGGCACAGGGTGCCCTCGCCCAGGCTGCCATTCCCCTTGTTGCGCTGGCCCGGACCGGAGAGCAGGATGACCTGGGTCTGGTAGTCCCAGGCCTCGATGCAGCGCAGCGTCTGCTCGCCGTGCCCGCCGGTGTAGCTGGAGTGACCCCCGTGCATCATGTGCACCCACTCCGCTCGGGCAAGCTCGGCGGCGCGCACATCCATGCCGCTCCACGTCTGGGGGTCCACCACATTACCGTTGGAGTCCAGTCCCGCACCGAAGCGCTCCAGTGCATCCATGTACGGGAGTTCCTTTATTTCGACAACGCTCGTAAATCCATTTTCGTTCTTGGTGTAATAAAACGTTTCTGGAGGAACGTCGGTGGATGCGATGGGATACGGCAATTGCAGCTTGTATTGCTCGGTTTGTTTGTCGTACATCAAATCGCGCGCCTGCTGGTCGTAATCCTTTTGCTCATCCAGCAGCTTCTGGAGTGTCGCGCTCTTTTCGTCGTACGCACTCCAGGCCGCTCTACTCCGCTCCACCGTCTTGATGACGCCCTCGCCTTTGACGGCCAGGCTCCACATAAACAGCCGGAGTAACTGCCTGCGCGACTCCTGCTCCTGGCGAGTCCAGCTTGCTTCGAAGAATTTCTCGCGGAGGGTGGAGTTCTGCTGGTAGGTGTCACCGAATCCGATCGGTTTAAAGACCGTCGTCATGGGGTTGACCGAGAGGGCTGCGGTGACGGTGGTGGCGATGTGGATTGCCAGCGGACTCCGCACTTCAATCGCGGTTTTCTTGTAGGCGTCGGGGATATCCACGGGTAGCTCACCGAACAGCACGGCGTCGATATCGCGGTAGAGTTGATCTCTGTCAGCGAACTGCCGTTGCAAATCCTGGGCAAGCTCGAGGGTGCCGCGCTCCATGGCGTCCTGGGCACTCGAGGTGGAGTTTTTGAACCAGCCCGAGGGCGGTGCCGAGGTCATGCTCACGGTCGCTTGCTCCTGTTCATGCGACTTGCTCCGTCACTGCCAGGATCTGGTACGCCGAAGTGGTTAGCGATACCCCATTGATGTTGGCGTTGAGGAATACCCCGATGCGGTGGGTGGCAGCGGAGGGGGCGGTGTACATCGTGCCGCAGAGGGTGGCGTATTCGTTGGCCTGGAAGGTGTGCAGGCCGAGGGTCCACTGTATCGTGCCATCGATGCCAATGCCACTGAAGACGGTGCAGAGAGCGGTCACGTTCAGGGTGACTCGCCAGTCGAAGCGGGTGCGCTTGCCGCTGAAGGGGCCGGTGACCTGTAGCGGGGTTTCTAGCCACGCATTGGTCTGTGGCAGTGACCAGGCTGGGGCGGCGAAGTACTCGCCGATGAGGTTCTGCGCCGTGCCTGCGGGCAGGGTCACCTTGCCGCCCGACTGCGACGCGATGTTGATGTTCTTGCCGAAGATGTTCAGGTCCAGCCAGGACGAGTTGTCACGGTCGTAGCACTGGAGGCTGCCCTGGCCTGGGTCGGGGTTGAGGTTGTAGATGACCTCCACGCCCCTGCCGCTCTGCGGCATGAGGATGCCCGTAGCGCGCAGCGAGTTGGCGTCGAACAACCCCTTGTGGGTGTGCAACCCGCTGGTCAACCCCTGGCGCCCGTTGTCCCTGTCGGTCTGGCCCACGGCGAGCACCGGCGGCACGAAGGTCGGCACGTTCATGCTCATCCCCAGGTCACCTCCTGCACCTCTTCGTCCTGGGCCTGGCCGGCCTCGGCCACCAGCCCATAGCGCAGGGCGTCGGGGGCGTGGTCCTCGGTCTTGGTGCCGCGCAGCTTGTCGGCTACGTCCTCGGGATCCAGCGGATCATGCACCATCGCCGGCAGGGTCCGCTCGAGATTCGGGCAGTGACGTGCGAACAAGTGCAGTCGCGGATCCGGAGTCGCCATCGCGCGCCGCACAATTGCCCACCCGGTGCGGCGGTTGTTGAACCCCGGCACAATGTTGTCAATGCCGGAGTGTGCGTACACCGATGCAATGCTCGGGCGGTTCTGCTCGGTGCGCGCATTGAACATGGAAGGGTCCAGCACATTGGCAATAATCCGCTCGTCCTCCGACGCACTGCGTATCAACTCCGCTTGCTCTTCGTCGCGGAGTCCAGCTTGATAGCGTTCCCTGTACACATAAATAGGGCGCTCACCTTCCGGATCTCGTGCAAACCACAACGTACACCAGGGCGCGGCGAAGCCGTAATCCGTCGAGGTCCAGCGGGGCCAATGATCCGGAATATCAAATGGCTCCACCACATGCACCTGGGGATTCCACTCCGTAAAGAACATGCCATCCGCCGCCACCCACTGCCCGAGTCGCAAGCGCTGGTACAGAAATCCAGTCAGTGTATCCAGCGTCTTCAGGTACTGGAGTCCGAAGTCGGTGTACTCGGAGTTGGCATGGTCATACAGGAGTGGGTTATCTTCATGTCGGGTATCGAGCAGCAAGCACTCACCACGGTCACAGCGCTGTTTGAGCCAGTGATACGGATCTGCTGGATTACAGTCGGCAATGATCTGCTGGTAAGAGAGAACTCCGTTCCGCAATCGGGACACGAGGAGTTCCCAGTCCAACTGATCGAGTTCCGTTGCCTCTTGGACATAGATCAGGTCGAACTCCGTTGACTTCACTTTCTCAGGATCATCCAGCCCGGCCAGGGCGATGACCGCCCCATTGGGATACCTGTACTCCTGATCCTCAGTCCAGAACCGCACTCCACTCGGCTCGGGCAACACCTTCTTCTCGTACGTCACCAGTGCCGCCTGCGTCAGCGACTTCCTCACTTTTCGCACAATCGCCGCCCGCACCGGTACGTGGTACGCCACAAAGGAGAGCTTCTCGAGTGCCGCCCTGGACTTCCCCGTCCCCGCCGGCCCCGCCAGCAAGACCTCCCCCCCCCGGTACTCCATCAACTGCCGCGCAGCCCCATACGGCATGTACGCCGATTGCTCAGGCCGAACAGCCATCAACTCCGACTGGACCTGTACCGTCTCCCCCGCCAGCTTCTCCCCGCGCCGCGCTCCAGTACGCTGCGGTCGCAGGGCCTCAGCCACCCGCCTATGTCCCGTCCACGCTGCACGCGAGCGTAACACTCTATACCAATTTGAGCCACATGCCGGTAAAACTCTTGAAAAAACGATCGTTGGGATGAAACGCTTCCGCAGGGAGCCTCGCGCGCCGTCTATGCCGGAACCACGAAAGTGCTCGCGCTGCCAGACCTACTTCACTGGAGCACAGTGCCCCCGCTGCGAATACCAGCACATCCCCGCCCGCCAACGCTTCATGCGCCCCTTCGCCCCCTACCACCCCGGTGTCACCAAGCTCCGCGACGGTCCAGTCCACATCACCAAACCTCCCCCTCCAAGCCAATAGAGAATTTTTTCAACGCTGGGGTTTAGGTAATCGCGGGTCGCGGGCGCGACGGGGGCATGTGGTACCCGTACCCCTCCGGGGTACGGAGTACCGCGCACACGCGCAGGCGTCCTTACCGCGCCTGAGCACATAGCGTGTGCGTCTCCGCATCTCACCCGGAGACAAACATTCCGAGATGCACGCCAACGCAGGCCACTCTCGCCCAACGCTGGCTGATACCGCCCACTAGTACTTACAGACTCCCCAGGGGCTGCTAGCTGCCCAGGGCGCCACAACCCCAGCCTGGGGTCACTCCAACCGCGCATACGCGGGCCGTCTGGCTGCCTGTGAGCGCTGAAACAGGCACAACTGGTCCACAACTGACCAAGCTGAGGCCTCTAGCTGCCTGGTCGCATCTCGTGTTCGGCCTCTACCCCAGGTGCCTAACTCGGCCCAGGGCGTTAACTAATCGTTGACAATTTACTAGCTGTTTGTTTAGAGACAACCCACAATTCTTGTGTATATTCCCGTTGTCGCAAGTCGAGAGGCTAAGCGGCGAGGTCAACCAAGAGGTTAGGTGCCTACGGGGCGCAGTGAACGAGCGGCGACGCTAGTCTCCATGCCAGGCAACCGGCTAGTTCAAGTGACTGACACGCGAAACGGCTAACCGTTCCGAGCGAAGCGCTCCGATGCAATCGAAACACTGCTAGGACCATGCGTCCGCCCACGGCCCACGCGGCAGCCATCGCAAACACAAACTCACAAGCAAACGTCAGAACGTTGGCGGCCGATGCTCACAGAATCCGCTGCCGTAGCTATGTCCGCAGTGCACAACCCGCTCTAGGGTTAGCCCCGAGTCTGCTACTCGACAGGTGTCCCGCCGGCCAACATGCCAACGTTCCGAGTGACTGAGATATGTGACCAGGCCGAGCGGCCTGGCGCCTCTGTCCAGTCCGCAGAGTGACGCCGGTTCGCCGGCGGTAATGCGGGCGGCCTGGTCACAACCCCAGGCCATAAAAAAACCAGCCCAACGCATTGGGCGCCATTTCACTTCTGGGAGGGCAATTCCTGTGAAGCACTACATCCCTCGGGCCTACGTGCCTGGCACAACCACGCTGCTACTGACGGACACAAGCAAAATGCCTTCGGCTAGCTGGTCGCTGCCGGCGCTCGAGGCCTGCCCGTTCAAAGTGACGGTGGGCGAGGGCGCCATCTGTGGCGACTGCTACGCCACAAAAGGCAGCTATAGCTGCTACCCCAACGTCAAAAAAGCGCAGCGCGCCAGGTTTGCCTGGGTCCGCGAATGCCTCAAAACTGAGGCCGGGACGGACGCGTTCGTTCGGACCATGATCGATTGCATCGGCCGAACCAAGAATACGTACTTCCGGGTACACGATTCTGGCGACCTCTTTTCGCCCGCCTACACTTGGGCCTGGGTACGCATCGTCCAGGCCCTGCCGGGGATCAAATTCTGGTTTCCGACGCGCTCATGGCGGCCAATGACCATGAAGAATCTCAACCCCGCGACAAAGGTCGCCTGGGAATTGGCGCTGCTCGCATTGGCCGGCGAGGACAACGTCACGGTTCGGCCGAGCGCCCTGTTTTTCAATGCGCCTGCCCCGCGCATCCCCGGCCTGGCTGCGGGTAGCACGGCGGCCGATGACGGCTCGTTCACCTGCCCGGCCTCGCGTCAGAACAATGAGTGCGGCGATTGCCGCGCATGCTGGGACGCGCCGGAGCTAGCTATCAGCTATCGCGCTCACTAGTCGCAGAGTGACGGGCGCCCTGGGCGCCCGGTAATGCGGGCCGCGTGGTCACAACCCCACGCCACTTCTCACCCGTACGGGAGGGCAATTCCCTATGGCCGACAAGGTCACAAGCGGCACCTTCGAAGGTGTCGATGTCTATCGCAACCTGTTGCGGCATACCGTCAGCATCCGCTCGCATGGCAAGGTGGTCGCCTGGTCAAACGATGTCACGGTCACAAACGTGACGTTTCGCGTCCAGCCGGCTGGCATCGCACGCATCCGACGCCAGGGACAACGCGAGGTCATCGCGTTCGCTCGCGGCACCGCTCAGGCGCACCCTGGGCCGGTCGCTATCCCGGCCGAGGCGGTGCGCGTCTACTTCAACCCATTCGAGCACGCTGCGTTTGTGCTCGCGGACGGGACGCCTGTCGTTTCGGCCGACTTGCTCATCGTGGCAACCCCGCACGGCTCCTGGGTGGTCAATCCGCGATGAGGCGCCCAGCTAAAACCGCCGTGGTCACAACCCGCCGCAAGCCGGCGCATACCGCCTATTGCCTGACGTGCAATTGGATCCGCTCGTTTACCACCCGCCAGGCGGCCGAACAGGCCGCCCAGCAACACAAACACGCAGAGTGAACCGGCCGCCCAGGCCGGGTAATGCGGCAGGCCTGGTCACAAGCCCAGGCCATATCTAGCCCCGGTACGCATTCCGGGCACCGGGAGGGCAATTCCCCCATGAATACCTTCGCTGCGGTCACAACCCGTCAGTTACACAACGGCTCGATCAAAGTGCGCGATGGCAACGGACGCGCGAGCGTCCTGGCCGCCAGCCTGGTCGATCACAAGCTCGGGCTGCGCGAACAGCACCGGCAGGCCCTGGCGGCACACTTCGGTAACAACCCACTGTGCCGCTCGGACCTCTACGTGGCCGGCTACACCGACGCCATTGGCGACAACACGCCGGGCAACCCCGCGCGCTGGACGCTCGTCTGGGTGATGCCATGAGTACCCCAGCGTGGTTGCAGCCTTGCAAGTACTGCGGCGAGCACGTCGAATATGACCAGTTGCTGCGCTTCCGCAGCGGCAAGGTCGGACATATCGAGTGCTTCCGCGAATACTCCCGCAAACCACGCTACGTGGTACGTGCTTGTGGGCACTGCGGCACCGAAGCCGGCCAGCCACATATCGAAGGTGTCTGCCCAAATTGGTCGGACGCCAGCTAGCGCAGAGTGACAGGCCCTCGAGGGCCTGGTAATGCGGCAGCCCCAGTCACAAGCCTGGGCCAATTCCAAACCGCAAAGCGCGGCGGCCTGAGCGTCACAACCGCTCGGCCGCCCAGCCCACCGGAGGGCAATTCCCGTGGACAATCGGATTCTCGCACACTCGGCGCACCTGCGCCTGGGTGCTCACAAGGGCGGGCGACGCCTCTGGCTCGAGGGCAAACGGCTTACGGATGTCGGCTTTTCAGCCGGCGTGCGTTACCAGGCCTCGGTCAGCCAGGACACGCTCACACTTCGTCTCACTCCCTCGGGTGATCACAAAGTCAGCCATAAATCGGGTCGTCCGGTGGTTGACCTGATCACCCGAGGCTTAGGCGATGTGGAGCGCGTCGAGGTCAGCTTTACGCCGGGCGCGGTGTACGTGTCGGTGCATCCCATCGACGCGGCTTCCCGCGACCGGCTGGGCCGCCTCAATGCACGCCTGGCCGCCGGCGAAAGCCTGCGCCTGGGCAGCATCTGCCACGGCGGGGGAGTCGCCTCCGACGCGCTCTTGCGCGGCCTGGGCAATGCGTCCCTGGCCTGGGCGATCGAGGCCGACGCTTCGTACATCGAGCAGTCGCTCGAGCACGGCGCCCTCGCGGGCGGCGGCGTCTCGATCGAGGCCGACCTCGGGGACGTTGACCCGGCTGCCCTGGGTGACATCGACGTGCTCGAGGCAGGCCTGCCCTGCACCGCAGCCTCACGGGCTGGTAGGGCAAAAAAGGGCCTCGATCGGCCAGAAGACCAGGCCAACCTGGCCGACCTGGCCGTCGCGTTCCTCGAGATCATCCGCGCCACTCAACCGGCCGTGGTGCTGCTCGAGAACGTGCCTGAGTACGCGGACTCGGCAACCGCCGACATCATCCGCGCTCGGCTGCGCCGCTTCGGCTATGAGCTTCACGAGACGGTCATAGACGGCGCGGCCTGGTCGCTCGAGGCACGCTCACGCTGGATCCTGCTCGCCGTCACACGCGGGCTGGAGATCAGCCTGGAGAGCCTGGTCGCCACCCGCGAGCACGCCACCCTGGCCGAGGTCATCGACCCCGCCGCCCAGGGCTGGCGCTCACTCGAGGCGATGGCCGCCAAGGCCGCTCGCGACAAGGCCAACGGCAACGGCTTTTCGCGAGGCCGCCGCGTGCTCACGGCCCAGGCCACTTCGGTGCCAACCCTGCGGCGCGGCTACCAGAAGGGCGGCACCTGCGACGTGCGCCTGGCGCATCCCTCGCAGCCTGGGCAGGCGCGCCTGTTCACGGCGGCCGAGCACGCCGCCATCAAGGGCATCCCCGCCCGCCTGGTCGAGGGCCTCAGTGAGAAAAAAGCTCATGAGGTGCTCGGTCAGTCCGTTATCAGCCCCGCGTTCCGAGGCCTGGGCAGGCTCATCGCCCAGGCCACGGCCGCCTAACCACGATAGGAGTAGTCATCGTGAGCACTTGGAAAGACCTCTACATCGGGCTGGTGGGCGCCGTAGCCGCCTATGACCAGGCCCTGCGCCGCTGGGCCTGGGTGGCCGACTCGGACGAGCACGGCGACGCCTGGGTTGGACACTCGGACGAACTCGACGAACTCTGGGCCGCCGTGCTCAGCGCAGCCGGCATCGCCCCCCAGACGCAGAGTGACCCCGCTTAGGCGGGGCGTAATGCGGCAGCCCTGGTCACAAGCCCAGGCCAATCTCACCGCAGAGGAGAGTAGTTCCCTTGACCACCCTTACCCGCTGCCTGTGCGGCCACGGCCCGAGCCGCCACTATCACCTCAGCGGCAGCACGGCCTGCCGCGTCTGCTCCTGCCATACGCTGCGCCTGCGCTGCGCCGCCCTGGTCTACGCCCGAGCCACCTACCCCGTCCCGCCATCGCAATGCACACGCAGCGCTGGGGAGTCGGGCTACTGCAAGCAGCACGCGGAGGCATGAGAGTCTTCCTGCGCCAGGTCGCGGGCTGGACCATCATGCTCGTCGGCCTGGGCCTGAGCATCGGCTGCGCCTACTCACTGTTTCAACAGCCCGTCTCGCTCTGGCTGCCGGCTACGGTCGGCGCCATCGGCCTCTGCGTCCTGGGCGCCTGGCTGCTGAACGCCAGGCCTGGGAGATACTCATGAAAGGTCGCGAACTCAAGAAGTGGCGCGAGCAGAACTTCCTCAGCCAGGTCAACCTGGCCGAACTGCTCGGCGTCCACGCCAACACCGTCGCCAACTGGGAACAGGGGCGTACGCGCATGCCAGGCAGCACCGCCCTCGCCCTCGAGGCCATCAGCCAGGAGCGCGCCAGCCTGGTGCGCCGCATGCGCGCCGCCAAAGAGGAACGCGCCCACCGCGTGCGCCTCAAGATGATCGACCAGCACCCCGAGCACTACGCCAAGCTGCTCGAGAACATCAAAAAGGCCCGCGCCGCGCGCGGCATCGACGGCCGCACGCCTGGTATCCGTAAGTCCCGCTAGACAAATGGCAACGACACGGGCAACAGGCTACCCCGTTGCCCAGTTCCCAGCCTGTTGTTGCGTCCCTGTTGCCGCTAGGGGAGAGAGCGAAGCTCTCCCTCGCAACCACTAGTTGTTGTTGTCTTTAACTCTCTATAGGCAACACAACAACAACTCACTCGACGGCCCGATATAGCCGCTTGCCGCCGAGCAGGCCGCCGCGCTCGAAGGCCTCCTTGTCGGACGAGAGCAGGAAAGCCACGTTGCTGCGGTTGAAGCCAAGCTCGCGGGCAATGTCGCCTGCCGACTGGGGTCCAACGTCCAACAGGTACTCGCGCACCGCATCACGCATGCTCAGATCCTTGCCGCCTTCGATCTTCTGGAACTCGCCAGGCCCGGCCTGCCGCACGCCCACCAGCCCGCTAGCGTCGAACTCCAGAGCGGATACCCAGCGTGAGGCCTTACCGATGTCGTTGTTCTTGGTGATGTCCAGGCCGATACCCAGCGGTCCCATTGCCTTTTGCTCAGACAACAACTGCACAACAACGTCGGCGCCCGCCTCGAAGTGGATCCCGCCGTACACATGCGTCTCGTCCGAGCGTGGCGTGTGCGCCAGGGCAAGCCAGGTCGGGGCCAGATCGTTGAGCGCATCGATGATGCGGTTGACGGCCTGGTTGTCGTTCAGGTCGCCCAGGCCGGCGCGGCTGATCGAATCCAGTAGCACCACGTCGATGTGACGCTCGTCGATGGCGCGCTCGGCCGCCGCGAGCACGTCGAACAACGCCCGGCCGCGTGCGTTCAGGATGTACAGCGGACGCTTGCGGTCCAGGCCGAGCACCTCGTTGATGTTGCCCAGGCGGTCAGCCACCGACTGTGGCGAACGCTCGAGGTTGATCAACAGCACCCGCCGCTGCTGCACGGGCCACAGAGTCTGCACGCCAGCATCCAGGCTGATGCCCATCAGCATCAGCGTGTAGCTCTTGCCTCGGCCTGGCGGCGCGAACACGATGGTGCCGCCACCTTCCAGTACGAATGGCCGCAGCAGGAACTTGGGTGGGTGCCGCTCGGTGCTGCCATTGACCATCTCGGCGGCCTGGCGCCCGATCTGCGCCTCCCATAGCCCCAGGCAGAATTCGTCGAGGTCGGCCTTGAGATGATTGGACGGGTAGAAGTCCTTCAGCCCGTTCTTGTTGCCCTCGATGTGCTTGTACGCGCTGTTAGCCAGCCGCACCCGGTCCTCGTCGCGCTCCACGTTGAAGTTGCTCCACGCCAGCACCGTGGTGTTGCCCAGGACGTACACCTTGGCGTGGATGCCGGTGCGCTCAGGCCGCAGGTTCTCGGCGCGAAAGCCCACCGTCAGCCCCGTGCCCTGAAGCACCCGCCGCTTGACGAAGCCGCCCCGCTCGAAGCTGTACTCAGAGGGGTTCACGGTCCCATACCTCTCGGGGTCGGGGCGCCCTGGGCGCCAGCGTCGAGGCCTTGCCCCAGGCACTGCATGCCGTGCAGCGCCAGTAGTCCAGCGGCACCGAGGCCTTGGCCGAGTCTTCGCCGCAGCGCGGGCAGGCAAACAGCGGCGTCTCGCCATACTGGTCGATCCGCGACATGGCTCCAGATGCGCTCAGGACGCGATTCTGTGAGGTTTGCTCCGGCGGGGCCGATTGGACCTCCGCGAGCGGCGTGCCGCCTTCCAGCCGCGCCAGGAGGCTGCCCACAGGCCCCCAGGACGGGTCGCACTCGATGCCTGGTGGCTCGTCCTCGGCCTGGGCCTGCTGCTCGCGCCATAGAAGCTCTTCGCGCAGGTTGATGGCACGCTGACGGCGCGCCCTGGACGCTTCAGACATCGGAGTCCCAGCGGGTCGGGCAGTCGCTGCATAACGGCAGCATCGGCTGGTTGGGATCGGACTCGAGCGGCAGCGCGCGGCCCCAGTTGTGCGGCAGGCCCCTGAGAAAACATTGCCGCTCGAGCTTGCGGATGCGCGCGGCTGCCTCGGGATACCAGATGCCGATCCAGCCAAGCTCCTGCGGGTCGGCCAGGGCGCCGCACAGGCACTCGCCCGAACGGTGCAGGTGATCGACCACCGGGTTGCGCGGCAGCTTGTTGGCCGCCATGTAGCTGGCTACATCCGAGTCGGTCCAGTCGAGGATCGGATTGATCCACAGTTGGGCGCGCTCGCGGATGACCGGCACGGCATGCACCCGCATGCGCCGCTGGCTCTCGGCCTTGCGGATGCCGGTGACCAGACCGACTTTGTCGCCGCGCCAGCGTTTGTGGCGGCGTACCACACGTCGCACCTGATCGTCTTTGAGCCGCTGGTACATGATGCCGTGCTGCCCTGGGCCGCCAGGCATGCCCTTCTCGAGGCAGTTGCGGTCGTACCAGCCCTTCGGGGCGTGCTCCTCGATCAGCGGCCAGCCCTGGTCGCGGCATACCTGGCGTACGAACTCGCGCGTCTGCTCGATGCCAATGCCGGTGTTGACGTGAACCACGGCCTTGAACGCCGGGTGCTGAGCGGCGAGGTGCGTCGAGACGATCGAGTCATGGCCGCCCGAAAACAGCGCCAGCAGGCACGCCGGCTGGTAGGCGACCTGGGCGTTAGAGATGATTTGGAGAGCGTCCGGCATCAGCCGTTCCAGCGCATGCTGAATCGGTAGCCCTTGTCAGCGAAGTACTTGCGCAGCGCGTTGTCGAGGCGCTGCATCTCGTCGCGGCGCGGCGCGCACCACTCGTCACAGTCGCTGGAATCCCACTCGTGCAGCGGGCAGTAACGCAGGGCAACGCGCGGCCTGGGGGCCAGAAGCGTGGACATGCCCGTGCCCTATTCGGAGTCGTCGTCGCCCTGGACGGCGGCCACCACGCCCAGGATCAGATCGTTGCCCTGAAGCCGCTGAAGGGCCGCCAGTTCGTCGTCCTGGCCGCGCACGTAGAAGCAGAGCATGGCCGTCCGACCAGTGCGCGCGACCGAGCCAAGCTTGGCGTCCAGACGCAGGACGGTGTCCTCATTCGTCTTCGTCATCAGCAATCACCTCAGAGTCGGGTACAGGCCCTTCGTCGGCCTGGGCTGGTAGCGCCTTGCTGGGCCGCTCGTCCTCGGGCGTGAAGATCTCCGCGTAACGCCTGGCGTTGCGCTGCTGGCGCGCGGCCTGGTCCTCCTCGGTCACGTTGACCTCGGTGTCGTGCTCAGCCGAGAGCGCCAGCGAGCCAAGCTGCGCGGGAAAGGCGCGGCGCAGGGCCTGCGCCTCGGCGCACTTGCCCAGCATGTGCTTGGGCATGCGGTTCCACATGAACGCTTCGCTCTCGCCAGTCGGTACGAACTCCGACCAGTACGCCTCGCCCACAAACGCGCTCTTGTGGCCGCCGACGATCTTCCAGATGGTCGCGCGAGCAAGCTCGGGGACCATCACCTTCTTGCTCTTGTATGTCCACTCGGTGAGGCCCCGAAACTCGATGCTCTCGGCGCCCGCGTAGGTGCCAGACCTCTCCGCGATGGCGCGGAAGCCGTCGATGCCAACCTGCAAG